ACCTTAATCAGGGGGGGGTGAGACATGAGACTCCGCTCTAGTAAGTAATACTGCGGAGTCTCGCCTTTAAGTTCTCCAGGGGCATTTTTTTAAGTTATGGACATGGGAGTGCCTACCGGCACCCTGGAGAATGGCTCATGTAGGGCAAGTGTGCCCTACATAATGGTGCCTGTGCCCAGGCACAATCCCCCGCCTGCTCTGCAGATGGGGGCCCTTACCCCCCTAAACTTACCCCCTAACCCTTAACCTAACTTAAAGTTTATTTATAACTTGATTGATACAAAGGACTTGAATATTGATTAGCTCCTGGATAAAACACAACTCCAATACGTAAATTACACTCAAATCCAATATTAATTTGAGGCTGAAGTTCAACACAATCAATAATCTTTTCAAACCCTAAAATCTTGTGTTTCCCTAACTTAATCAAGGAACGAGTATTATCTGTACGTTCAAGTCCAAATACATAACTGAAGAATGAACTAATCGTCATATATTTAGTATCCCTGAGTACACTAGTTTTGGATTGTCCAGGATCTAAAATAACAGCTCCAGTACGTTTGCAAGAACTGAAGAAATGTGGTTCAGGAGGTTCCAACTGATCGTTGTTAGCAGCCAGAGGTACAACATCAATAACACCGTTCTTACCACCAGCAACATATTCATTAACAGTTGCACCTTGAATATCTTTCATTTGAGTACCATTACCAGTTCCATAGTACATCACAGCTTTGACAGGCTGATTATCAATAACATCCTGTTCAGTAATATCAGTGCCAGGAGGTGTACGATTTTGATAGGTCATAGTTGATTCTGAATGAATCATGACCTTGGCATTTTTGCACCACATACGAGTATAAGCATAAGGACTGGCTGCGGCAGGTTCATACTGAACAGCAATCAATTGAAATTGATTATTCTTAGCAATAAATGTATTTCTAATATTTGCTTCAATAAATTGAATCCAAGTAACTGCAGCTGGAATTACAACACCAGTTGATGAAGCAACAGAGGTCTGATAATTGTCTTTAAAGATAAAACGAATAGTATCAGCAACATGATTAGTTGGAATTAACTGACTGAAATCCAAAATAGGGGCTCCGACTTTAACCAATAAAGTCTTCATAACAGCCATCCAAAATTGAACATACAATGTTTCTGTTGGATAATTAGCATGTCCTAAAAACACAGTTTCCACTCCAGTACTAACACCTTTGTATTCGATGTTTTTTAAAGCTCCCTTGTTGAGAATTTTTAGTTCCATGGTCTTTTTAAGTTTATATGTTTTGCCGACACCACCAGCATATCCATGGCTGTTGTTCATAACAGCACTTCTTGTGGCTTTGGCGACTGTTTTAGTTTTTGGTAAATACTTGTTTTGACGGCCGGTCAAAAACTTAGCATTACGGGATCTTGGATTATACTTGAGTGCCAAGTTTCTTTTCACATAAGTTCTATAAGTGGCACTTGTTCTAGGTACTAGATTACTAACTCTAAAACGTTGTCTAGGTGGGGTTCTTGGTGGAGTATATGGCACTACATAGCGGGCACGTTTAGCTCTTCCGAATGCCATAGATTGAAATAATATATTGTTTTTTTTAATATTTTTTGGATAAGAAATAGACCAGCCTTTGGTCCCTAATGACCGTTGGACTGCATTGTCGTCCATCTGATAACGATGAGCCATATAAGCAGCACCAATTGCACCAATGTTACCAAGAACTCGATAAGTTCGGCTGTAATCATTAAATGACATTTTTTTTTATTAAAACATACGTAATGGGATATAAATTTGATAAAATCGACGAGTAATGGCATCACACATAGCAGGATCTTCAAATATTTGATCTATACGGTAGTTTGAAGTTACAATTATTCTTTCGGGACGTATTGTAACTGCATAGCCTTTAAGTTCAGCAATAAATGAATAACGATCAGCCCAGATTTTTAAGTGATGCCCAAGTACTTTATGATTCATATCGAGATCGTCGATTAAAACCGACTTTTGATTTTGATACCCGCACCACCATTTGTTGCACATTTTAGCATAAGAATCAGGATAATTGTTGCGGGCATAATGAGATTTGCCAACACCAGGTGGACCATGAATCCAAATACCACATACCGACATAAGGTCGGCGGGTTTTACCATATAGTCCATAGCAATTTGTTTCAAAGTTCTGTAGTGATTAATAAAGACGTCTGCAGGAACTTCATCGATTAAGCCATCTTTGGCCTTCCTTTTAACCAGTTCCCAGTCAGTTTTGCAGTTTCGTTTAAACGGTAGTTCTCCAAGTACAAATTGCGTTTCGGGGACCCGAGTTTCTTCTTTCCAGACATAGTCATTGGCAGCTTCGGAACGGGACGGTTCACAATGAGTTTCGTTGGTGAAAGCAGACTTAACTGCTGAACGACGAACCTTCTTTTTGAAGACAGCGAGTACTTGCCAATGTTGGTATCCAGAGGCGCCAATCTCTTGTTGACCTTTGACATAGGCGAGAGTGGACGGCAGTTCTGTAGGGGGGTTCCAAGAATTGGCTGGTATGGTGAGCAACCAGTAGCGACATTGAGGTGTTGGTTGAGGCATGCTTGAGAAGTAGACATAAATATTTTGTTGTTGTTTATGGTTCAAAACAGGCCAGTATTTATGTTTTCCGGAAATAACCGATGCATGCCAAGTGAGAGTTGTAACCTTAGCAAGGGGTAACCTTAATCAGGGGGGGGTGAGACATGAGACTCCGCTCTAGTAAGTAATACTGCGGAGTCTCGCCTTTAAGTTCTCCAGGGGCATTTTTTTAAGTTATGGACATGGGAGTGCCTACCGGCA